CTAAACACGGTTGGATAAGGACCAGAGCTAAAAAGCTACTAGCAGGCAGAGGATGTGTAGCCTGTAATGAAGAAAGCTTAATGGATCAGGGTGCAATGATTTATCTGATCCGTTGTTATGATGATCAAGAGGAGTTCTACAAAATTGGAATTACTACAAAATCGTTAGAAACTAGGTTCCCTGATGAAAGCAGCCTGCCTTATGATTTTGACGTATTAAGTTTGCAGAACGGAGATAGAAAGAAGCTTTACAAATTCGAGACACTACTATTACGACTTTTGGAAAAATACAGATATACACCTAAGAAACACTTTTGTGGGCGCACTGAGTGTTTCAGCAATATTGATCTAATTAGGCAGAAATTTAATATCTTTGATGCATTTGGTGTTGACTCGTTTAAACGCGCGGTATAGGATATCTGGTATAGTGCGCTTGAGTAGTCAGGTTCACTAGCCTTATTTCAAAAGCTCACTTAATAGTGGGCTTTTTGCTTTTATGCCCTACAAGCTTAGAACATTGGATTCCGATGTGCTGGACTGGATTTCTAGTCGATGCTTAAACGTAGGGCTATTTTTTTGGAGGTTCACATGCTCCGAATAATTAAGCAGGTCTATTGCACACATGTTTGGGAATATGAATCGGATTACAACGAAGACCTAATCAAAGAATGCAGAAATTGTGGAAAGATTAAGTGTTTGTAGCCCTGTCGTTTGACGGGGTTTTCTTTTTTGGAGAAGACAATGGCTGCTTTTATCGTTCTTGTTGTCATGTTCTTAACCATTCCTGTTTGTTATCTAATTAAATGGTATCAAGACTACAAGGCATGGAAGTTTCATAAAAACAGAAGCCGTCCTTTAAACCCGTGGTCTGATTGGTGAGTCTATGGACACAATCGAAGCGAAGAAGAATTTAGATTTACTCTACAAAGATCGGTTTAATCTTGAAAATCTGAATCATCTCAATGCGACACATCAGTTCAAGCAAGACTGTAAACGTCGAATTAGAGATATTGATGTGCAGATTGCTAACATCAAACAGAACCTTAAAAATGCGTGATGCAAAGCGACTGGCTGCAATAAGAAAATTACCATGCGTTAGATGCGGCTATCCTCACTCACAAGCGGCACATTCTAATTCTGGCAAGCATGGCAAGGGTAGAGGAATAAAGGCATCTGATGCGTTTACAGTGCCGTTGTGCCACAAGTGCCATCACTTATTCGACACATATCAACTAGGCACAAGACCAGAATCAGAAGCTCTATTTGATGGTTGGTTAGAAAAAACAGAGCGGATGCTTAATCTTAAAGATGGAGAAGATGATGTTTTTTAGAAATGAAAAGAAAGAAGAAACAGTATCTAAAGGCAACTATGTTGTGATTCTCCATAACTGGTTTATTGAAACTCATGGTTTTAAGCACTTTGAATTTTCTGACATGACAAGAGCAGAAGTAGAGAAAGAGGCTAAAGCTTTAAGACATGATCATGACTCTACTTTTAGTCATTGCGCTTATTACATCATGAAAGTTGAATAGATTAATCAAGCCACCCTCGGGTGGTTTTTATTGCGAGGTCAAAATGGAACCACGATTCGTCATCAAAAACCATTCTGACATCAACTATGTAATTGGGTATCTCAATACTAATCATGCAAAGGCAGCGAGTGAAGGGAAGCCTTTAGTCGTATTGATTGCACCACAAGAGAAAGACCGGACAAAGGCTCAAAACCGCTTGTACTGGATGTGGCTTAATCAATGGGCTAAACGTCAAGGTACAGATAAAGACTATGAGCATCTGTTCTTCAAGAAGAACTTCTTAGCAAAAATCTATGACCGTGATGACGTTGGCCAATATAAGAAAACATTCAAGGCTGTTAGAGAGCTGAAGGATTCTAAACATCCACTCTACCAAGATGTGGCAAATGGCCTTTGTGAGTTAATGAGCACTACAGACGCAAGTACAGCTCAATTCACTGAATACCTAAACGACATTCACGCCTTCTGCAATAAAAACGGGTGTTATTTGGAAACACCTGGTGATCTTAAGTATGTGTTGGAATAGTTATGAATCAATATCATTGGGTTGAATTGGGAACAACAAAGCCGCTTTTTACTGTATTTGCTAAGACTGAAAAGCAAGCGTTGTCAAAGTTAAGAAAATATTTAGCCAAAGTTGGCAAAGAAAAAATCGAATTGGCAAGAGTTATTGGTTAGAGGCGAATATGGCCTGTAAAGGATGTGAGGAACGTCGTGACTGGATCAAACAACAATACCAACTATTCAAAGAAAGATTGCAGTTGCGGAAACAAAGAAATACTTCAACTGTTGTCACAGATAGTGGAGCAGAACACAACACTGATCCAGCAGGTAGCGAACAAGGATCAGGTGATACTGGCAGCACTGGAACAGAACAATGAGTTGCTAATGCAGCTTAGTGAACAAGAGTCTGTTGTGGCGTATAGCAATAAGACGTTGGATTGAGTGAGGTGTCATATGTTCCATAGTGCGAATGATGGGAAAGGTAGACGGAAAGTATTAGTCAACGGCAATGAAGTTAAGCGAGTGGTTTGGGCTAACGAAGAGCAAGGGCTTGCATGTATCTATCGATATCCTTATCAAATAGATAGGCGTAAAGACGAAGTAAAGACAATGCTATTGCGTGGTGATGTGAAAGTTGAGTTTATAAATGAAACTACAAACACTGAAGCCGAGACTACATGCACAAAGAACACCAAGGCAGAATAGCTGGGGTTCAGGTCGTGGTGGTCGTCCATGGCGTAGGCTCAAGGCAAAGATACATCTAAGAGATAAATACACATGTCAGTGCTGTGGTGTAGTCACTATGGACCTTGAGTTAGATCACATCGTTAATATTGCACAAGGTGGCAATGATGCTGAATCAAATCTACAGAGCTTATGTGTGCCTTGTCATAAAGAGAAGACATTGAAGGAGAGTAGGCAGTGAGTTCAAATCTTATTTATGTTCGTGATTGCAATGCTGACGCGGATGTCTACTTTGATCCGAATGGTGTTGAAGGGCTTACGATTAAATGGACAGGTAAAAAGGACTACAGCGTGTACATATATGACGTAGTTATGTATATGCGAAGTGGCAACATTATTACTTGTTCTGTCAAAGAAGATGCAAAGGAAAAGATTCAGAAGATCTTGCATTAGGTGGGGGGAGTCCAAAGTTCTGAGAGCTAAGTGCTCGGACACCGCCGCCCTCCTCACTTATAAGAAAAAATCAGTTTTCAAAAATATGTTAAAGGAGGGTATATGGCTTTAACAGAAAAAAAGAAGGCATTTGCCCTCGCAAAACGAAAAGGCAAGGATAATAAAGAAGCTGCAATTTTGGCTGGATGCCCTGAAAAGACTGCATCTGCGGCAGGTGCTCGTTTGGCAAAAGACCCTGATGTTATTGCCTTTCTGGAACGACTTGAAGAAGCCACTCCAGAGCAAGCTGTTAAACACGAGGTTAAACCTTTAACAACTAATACAACTATTGAGGCTGCAAAGAATCTTGCAGACCCATTAGCTTTTTTAGAGTCTGTTTACAGTGATCCTGTCGAAGATATGGCTTTAAGAGTTCGGGCAGCACAAGCCGCCCTTCCATACGTCCACGGGAAAGTTGCCGAAAAGGGCAAGAAAGAAACCAAAGCAGAAACTGCAAGAGAAGGTAGTAAATCAGGAAAGTTTGCAACTTTAGATAATCAATTGATGAGCTAAATTATGTCTTCAATGTCACCCATCTGGACTACAGCTTGCCCAGACTGGGCGACCCGTATTGTTTCTAAACAATCGTTAATGCCGTGTAAGCCATTATTCCCCAAAGTGGCTGACGTAGCGGAACGTATCTTTAAAGAGTTAATTCTTGTTGATGTGATGGGTAGCCCTAAGATGGGCGATGTCACATTGGAATGGGTGATCGAGTTTGTTCGTGCAATCTTTGGCGCATATGATCCAAGCACAAAGCGCAGATTAATTCGTGAATTCTTTCTTTTGATTTCGAAGAAGAATACTAAATCTACGATTGCCGCCGGAATTATGCTTACTGCATTAATTCTTAATGATCGACAATCTGCCGAACTAATTATTCTTGCGCCTACTAAAGAAGTTGCTGATAACTCATTTAATCCAATCCGGGATTTCATACGCGCAGATGAAGAATTAAGTGAAAGATTTAATGTATCTGAGCACACAAAGACAGTTACGCATCTAGGTACTGGAGCAACACTTAAGGTTATTGCAGCAGAATCAAATGCAGCAGCAGGTAAGAAAGCTTCAATCATTTTGATCGATGAGGTCTGGCTCTTTGGTAAGCGCGCAAATGCCGAGTCAATGTTCCGTGAAGCAAAGGGTGGTTTGGCATCACGTCCCGAAGGCTGTGTGATTTATCTGTCCACTATGTCGGATGAAGTGCCGTGTGGGGTATTTAAACAGCTTTTAGATTATGCCCGTGATGTAAGGGATGGAATAAAAGAAGATAAAGCCTTTCTTCCTCTTATCTATGAGTTCCCAAAATTTCTAGTTGAAGCGGGTGAGCACTTAAAGCCTGAGAACTTCTATATCACAAACCCTAATTTGGGTGCATCGGTTGATCTTGAATATCTCATTTCAGAGTTTAAAAAGGTTCAAGATGCAGGCGAAGAATCACTTCGAGACTTCTTGGCTAAGCACTTAAACATTGAAATCGGCATGAACCTTCGTGCTAACCGGTGGGCAGGTGCTGAATATTGGAATAAGCAAAAGCACGTTTTTGGGTTGGACCACATCATTGAGCAATCAGAACTTATAACTATTGGTATCGATGGTGGTGGTTTAGATGACTTACTCGGATTAGCGGTTTTAGGTCGATTAAAGAAGGATCCACGTATCTGGTGGCTTTGGAATCATGCTTGGGCAAACAAGATTGCTTTAGAACGTCGTAAAGAGAACATTCCGAAGTACCAAGACTTCGAGAAAGAGCAATCTTTAACAGTTGTTGACCGTGTTGGTGATGACATAGACCAACTCGCAGCAATTGCCAAGAAGGTTTATGACAGTGGAAAGCTCAACAAGATCGGACTAGATCCATTGGGCTTAGGTGGTCTTTTAGATGGCTTGCTTGAGGCAGGAATTCCAGAAGAAAGCATGTTTGCTGTGCCGCAAGGCTACAAGCTCATGTCTTACATCCTCACCACAGAGCGCAAGTTAGCAGAGGGTAATCTCTATCATGCTGGACAGCAATTGATGACTTGGGCCGCTGGTAATGCCCGTGTCGTGATGGTTGGTAATGGTATGCGAATCACTAAGCAAGAGTCTGGTGTCGGAAAGATTGACCCATTGATTGCCACATTTAACGCAGTTGCTTTAATGAGCCTTAATCCAGTTGCCAAGAATTTAGACATTGATGATTATTTAGAGGACGTCGTGATAGCATGAGCGATTTACAAGACACGGGTTTTTGGACTCGTTTCTGGTCACGATTGACTGGAAGAACTCAATTAAAAAAAGGGGATACTTCATATCCTTTTGACAGTTATATTTCGTCGGGTGGAGCAGTTGTAACGCCTGAGACTGCTTTAAAACTCTCAGCGGTTTGGGCATGTGTCAAATTGCGAGCTGAAACTATCTCAACACTACCTCTTCAACTTTATGATAGTGAAAAGCGCATAGCCGTTGACCATTATCTTTATCGTATTTTGCATGATTCGCCGAATGCTGACATGTGTGCTAGTGAGTTTTGGCAGGTACAAAGCGCTTGTTTAGACTTGTGGGGTAACTCATACAACCTAATCACAAGGCGTTCAAATGGTGAAGTGATAGCGCTGGAGCCTCTTTTCCCAAGTGAAATGATTGTAAAGCGCAACAAATCAGGCTCAATTGAGTTTCATTACACTGAAAATGGGAAAACAACAACCTATTCGGAAGACCAAATCTTGCATTTTAAGGGTTTTACTCTTGATGGGCTTGTTGGTTTATCTGCTATTCAGTTTTTTGCTCAAACTATAGGCATGCAGTTTGATGCAAACAATCAAGCACAAGATTGGTTCAAAAATGGCTTAAAAGTTGGTGGATTCCTTGAAACAGGTGAGCAAACACTAACTAAAGAACAACGTCAAAGAATGCGAAACAACTTAGCTGAGTTTAGCCGCCCTGAAAATGCAGGAAAGTACATGGTACTTGAGGCTGGCATGAAGGTTTCAGGTGCAAGCAGTATCCGTATTAATCCTGTTGATGCTCAGTTATTGGAGTCACGATACTTTGGTATTGAAGAAATCTGCCGTGCTTTTGGGGTTCCACCTCAGTTAATTGGGCACACTAATAAGGCTAGTTCATGGGCGTCAAGTCTAGAACAAACCAATCAGGGCTTTTTGACTTATGCACTTAACCCTCAATTAGTGCGCTATGAGCAAACAATCGCTCGTAAGCTACTTTTGCCTCAAGACAAATACAAATACCGTCCTAAATTCTCGGTAGATGGTTTGCTGCGCTCTGACGTAGCTAAGCGTGGTGATTTCTACGTAAAAATGACGCAGAACGGTTTAATGACGAGAAATGAAGCGCGAGAGTTGGAGGATTTGCCAGCATCCACAGATCCAGCGGCCGATAAACTCACGGTACAAATGCAGATGGTGCCACTTGGAGAAAATCAGGGGAATCCTCAATGACTAGAAAAAGTTTTAATTTAGAGATCAAAGCCGTCCAAGAGGACGGTTTTTTTTCGGGCTATGGTGCCGTATTTGGAAATATTGATTGGTATAACGACGTAATTTTGCCGGGTGCATTTACAGCATCCATCGCCAAATGGCGCGCCAAAAATAAGATGCCGCCTGTTCTTTGGAACCATAACGATAGTGAACCTATTGGTGTCTACACAAACATCTATGAAGACGAAAAAGGGCTTTATGTTGAAGGCAAGTTACTTATAGATGACGTCCCAAGAGCCAAGTCTACTCATGCACTTTTAAAGGCTGGCGCTATAGACGGCCTAAGCATTGGCTACTCAACCAAAAAGGCTAATCAACAGACAAATGGCGTTCGCGAATTGGTTGAAGTTGACCTGAGCGAAATCTCAATTGTCACTCAGCCTGCAAATGAGCGCAGCCTTATCACGTCCGTGAAATCTAAATTAGATGATGGCGAACTGCCAACATTACCAGAATTTGAAAAATTCTTGAGAGAGTCAGGATTTTCAAAAAACCAAGCTACTGCAATCGCTAGCAAAGGCTTGCGTTCTCTTCTGAGCGAGTCAGAGGAAGAAACCAAAGAAGCGAAATCAATTTCTAATGCTTTAAATATTTTAAAAGGAGTCAGCAATGTCTGAACAAAACCTAGAACAACTCGCTCAAGAGTTTAAAAAACAAGTTGATGAAGTAAAAGGCATTGCTGAAGACTTCAAAGGCAAGCGTGAACATGGCGATAAAATTGCAGAAGGTGCTAAACAAGCTGCCGATGAAGCAATTGTTAAGTTAAATGAGCTTAAAGCTCGTATTGATGAAGTAGAGCAAAAAGCTGCACGACGTCCAAATGAGCAACCAAATGAGCAAAAGTCACTAGGTCGTCAATTTGTTGAATCTGAGCAATTTAAATCCCTCGTTGGATCAGCAGGTCAACGTGGTAAAGCGAACTTAGAAATTAAAGCCACCATTACCTCTGCAACTACGGATACGGCAGGGGCAGCAGGCAACTTGGTCCAAACTACACGAATTCCGGGGATTATTGCTCCACCTGACCGAAAGCTAACAATTCGCGACCTTCTAATGCAGGGCCGTATGGATGGAAATGCACTTGAATACGTGCGTGAGACTGGCTTTACAAATGGCGCTGGTATGGTAGCTGAAGGAACTAAAAAGCCTGAGTCTGACCTTAAGTTTGACCTTGTAAGTACAACTACCAAAGTTATCGCACATTATATGAAAGCTTCGCGTCAGATCCTTGATGATGCTTCACAATTGCAGTCATACATTGATGGCCGTTTGCGTTATGGATTGGCTTTCAAAGAAGAGCAGCAAATCCTTAATGGTGACGGTACTGGTCAGAACTTACTTGGGATTATTCCTCAAGCGACTGCTTATGTTCGTCCTACAGGTGTAACACCATCACAAGAAACGATCATTGATACTTTGCGTTATGCAATGCTTCAAGCGATTCTTGCTGAATATCCTGCAAGTGGTCATGTGCTTAACCCGATTGACTGGGCAAGTATTGAAACGCTGAAAGACACAACTGGCCAATACATTATTGGTAACCCACAAGGCACTTTAAATCCTACTTTGTGGGGCCTTCCAGTTGTTGAAACTCAAGCGATCACAGCAGGTAAGTTCTTGACTGGTGCATTCTCAATGGGCGCTCAGATCTTTGACCGTTGGTTATCTCGTGTTGAGGTTGCAACAGAGAACGAAGATGACTTTGTTAAGAACTTAGTGACAATTCTTGCTGAAGAGCGTCTAGCTTTAGCTGTTTATCGTCCAGAAGCATTTGTATATGGCGATTTAAAACCTGTTGCTACAACTTAATTGGATAGGGGCGAAAGCCCCTTTCCCTTAGGAGATAGAGATGAAGTACGAAGTGAAGCGTGAACATTTTGGCGACCAGTTTTATAAAACAGGTGACACTCGGGAAGCTGATCCAGCAACAGTAAAACATTTGGTAGACAAAGGCGTTCTGGCAGAACCACAAGAAGAAAAGAAGCCAGTTAAAAGCACAAAACAGGTGAAATCAGAATGATTACTTTAGATCAGGCAAAACTACACTGTCGCATTGACGAAGATGATGAAGATTCGTTGATTATTAAATGGATTGCAGATGCAGAAGAGGTAATTCAAAACGATTTAGATCGTAAAGTGATTGTGAATGAGTCTGATCGAGTAGATGAAACTGATATCTTAGATAATGATTGGTTAGATTCAGCAAGACTAATTTATGTTCAATATCGGTATAGCCGAAGCACAGAAGGTAAGCCGAGAGCTTACTGGGATTTATTGCAAAAATTCAGAATTATGGGGGTTTAAATGTCAGATATTACCCCTAAATTGCGCCACCGCATCACCATTCAAAAGCCCATACAAACTCAAGATCAAAACACAGGTAAATTAATTACCTCATGGTCAAATCTTGCAACTATTTGGGCCGAAGTAACTGACTTATCAACCCGTGATGTTATTGCAGCCAAAGCAGCAAACAGCGCAATACAAGCCCGTGCAAAAGTGCGTTTTAGCAGCACTACAAAGCAGATTGATAGCACCATGCGAGTTTTGTTTGATGGCTACTATTACAAGATTGACGGCAAACCTATGCGAGATCCAGATTCGCGCCGTGAATATCTAACCATCAACTTATCAACTGGTGATAAAGCATGGAATGGGTGATTTATGGCTACTCAAATTCATGGTCTGGAGCCAGCATTGCGAAAAATGAGGGCAATTGGTAATGACAAGACTGTAAAACGTATCGCCCGTAAAGCGATGCGGCAGGCAATGAATATTGCAAGAGATGCAGCTCGTCAAAAAGTTAAACGCCTAGATGATCCAACCACTCCAGAAAAAATCTGGAAAGAAATTGTGGTTCAAAATGGCCGGAGTAGAAATAAAAACACTTTGGTTATGCGCGTGGGAGTGCGTGGTGGTGCACGTATCCCATATACAAACAATGCTCAAAATAGACGTGCTGGACGTGTTGGTCAAACTTACCAAGCGGACGGCCGAGTCTTTTACTGGCGATTCCTTGAGTTAGGCACCAGTAAACAGCCTGCTACTCCATTTTTACGCCCTGCTTTATACGAAAACATTGAACAAGTTACCGATAAATTTGTTCAAGTATTTAATTTTGAACTCAGCGTGGTTTTAGGTGCAGCTTAATGATTGATGTTCCAATTTTTAAATTAGCCAGAGCAGATCCAGCGGTTAAGGCTCTACTTGAAAGCGATGGAATTTTGCGAGTCTGGAAGTTTGGAAGTGCTCCAGATGAGCCACAAGCGCCATATGTGACATGGCAAACAATTTCTGGTGATTCAAATAGCAACCTTGATTCACGTCCTGTTTCGGACAATGTAATTATTCAAATTGATGTGTATGCAACGGATGAAGATGTAGTTGAACTAGTTGCAGAAGCAATTCGTTATGCAATTGAACTTGATTGTTATGTTGTTCGCTATGGCGAAGCAGATACTGACCAAGTAACTGGAATGCCTCATTATTCTTTTGACGTTAGCTGGATTGTAAACCGCTAGAAAACACAAAAACATTTTTTCACTTAGCACCCTTATCGGGTGCTTTTTTTATGCCTAAAAGGAGCGCTCTTAATGGCTAATGTTAAAACTCAAAAAACACAGTTATTTACTGTGTTAAATGGTCAAGTGGTTCGTTTTGTTTGCTCTAAACGGATTGACTTGGGGCAAGATTCATTTCAAAAAATTGATGTAACTTGTCTTGATGCAGACTCAAAACAGTATGTTCGCGGTATGCGTGATCCCGGTGAAGGTGCAGTAGAAATCGATTACGATGATAAGAACACCAGTCATGACAAATTAATTGAAATTGCCGAATCTGGAGAGATTTTAGAGTGGCATGTTGGCTCAGGCCATGCAGCAACACCACCAACTTACGATAAAACAACTGGGATTGATCTACCAAAGGATCGTATGTGGTGGTCATTCAAGGGTTATATTAATCCTACTGCACCTAATGCATTTGAAGTCGATTCTGTAGTTGGTTATTCATTCACATTGATTCGTACTTCTGGCGTAACTCCAACTAAACGCACGGTGGCTCCATAATGGCTAAGATCAGCATTGCAGACTTAAAGCAGAGTGTAACTACTCTAAACGTTCCAGTTAAAAAAGCCGTCAAGTGGAATGTTGAAGCGACTGAAAGTAATATTGAGTCACTTAAAAAATTGACGAAAAACAATTCATTAGAGCTTGGTGATATTGTTGAGCTTGAAGCTGATATTTTTGTTAAAAAAATGAACTTCAAGGAAAGTCGCGAGGCATCCAAGGCAATTGAATGGGATCTTAATTATGAGAATCTTGAGGATTCAAAGGTTAAGAAAATCGACTCAACTCACATGCAAGCTGCTCAATTACTTGGTTCAATTTGCTCAGATCAAAAGGGAACACCTTTTTTCTCAAGTGTTAATGACATCTATAAAGCAGAGCCTAGTTTAATAAATGCTATGTATGCTGCTGCTGATGAAGTTAATAATTTTTTGGGAAAGTCTCGGAAGAAGAACTTGACGACAGAGAACTCCTCATTGAACTCGTCCTCAATGGAATCGGTGGAAACACCTTAGAAGAAGCTGAACAAAAACTTTCACATAGAGAGTTGATGTATTGGAGAGCCTACCGTCAAAGGTATGGCTCTCTTTTCTTTGGGCGCCGTTTAGAGCAAAGCTTTGGAAGCTGGATGGCACATTACACAGGCTTCAAAGTTAAAGAGGGAACAAAAGTAGACCCTTATATATTTATGCCTCATGAAACGCCTCCAGACGATGACAATTCATTGTCATTAGAGGAATATCTAGAAAGGTTTCATAGTAACTAGCCCTGCCATAAGGTGGGGCATGTGACATTTACATACCGTTTTGTTAAATTGAAGAAAATTGAAAAATGGTGTGATTATGAATAGAGTCTTGATAATTTTTGCCCTATGTTTGGTGGGTGCTGGTTGCGAAAAAGACAATAAAATATCTTCTTCTATCGCTTCAGAAAGCAGGGAAAAAGTTTCTGAATCCAATTGGAAGGTTGTAGTTAGTAAAGATGAAATGCGTAATAAGGAATTAAAATGGCTTGCTGTTAGGTCGGAGAATAATGCAGATCTAAAATTCCCATATGATGGAGAAAATAGACTTCAACTAGATATATTAGATTCTAAAACAGGCACACCAAGAGTTTTTTTAACAATAGATAAAGGCCAATATGATTGCGGGCGATATGGATGTGATGTTTTTGTGAAATTTGGCGAAAATTCAGTACAGAAAATGGATGTTTCCATTCATGATGTACAAGGTACAGATGGGACTATTCTTGCCTTCTATGGTAATTCTGCTGCTTTTTTAGAAAATATTAAAAAATTTAATTCAATTACTATTGAGGTTCCATTTTATAGAAATGGAACAAGACAATTCAAATTTAACACAACTGGTTTTAGTGAGGCTGAGAGTAAACTTTAAACCAGACCATCTCAATGAACCGCCGTAAGGCGGTTTTTTATTGCCTGGAGAAAAGAAATGGCTACAAATTCACTTGGCAGATTAACTTTAGACTTGGTTGTTCAGACTGCAAGCTTTTCCGAGCCATTAAGCAAAGCTGAACGACAAGCACGAGCATCAAGTCAAGGGATTGCCAATTCTTTAAATATTGCGGCTATAGCTGTTAGTGCTTTAGGCGGAGCATTAGCGGGATTATCTATTGCTAGTCTTGTTAATTTTAGTGAAAAGGTTATACAAACAGGGAGCGATATTCAAAAGTTTTCAAAACTGGCTAATGCTTCAGTCCGAGACTTTCAATATTTTGCTAAAGGTGCTGAAACTGCTGGAATTTCAATGGAATCTTTCGCAGATAAAATGAAAGATATGCAAGATCGAATTGGCGAGTTTCAGCAAACAGGTGGTGGACCGTTAGCCGACTTTTTTGAGAATATTGCACCACGTGTTGGCGTTACAATTCAACAATTTCAAAAGCTTTCTGGTCCAGAAGCGCTTCAATTATTTTATAACTCATTAGAAAAAGCTGGTGCTTCAACTAATGACATGAAGTTTTACATGGAAGCGATTATTTCTGATTCTTCTTTGTTAATTCCACTATTAGAAAAAGGTGGTAAAGGTTTTAAAGAATGGGGCGATGCAGCTGAAAAAGCTGGCGCAATTATGTCTGATGAATTGGCCGCGAATCTTTCGGAAGCTAAAAAACAGTTAATGCTGATGGATTTACAATGGCAGGGCTTAGAAAATCGCCTAATAAATAATGTAGTTCCCGCAGTCAAAATGGTTATTGATAATTGGGGCGAAATAAAAGCCATTGCGATTGCTGTTTCTGCTGGTATAGCAACCCGATTTGTTCCGGCTTTAGTTCTTGCATCTTATCAACTTGGTCAGACGGCATTATTTGCCGCTCGTGCTGGTATAGGTCTTTATAGTTTTTCTAAATCGGCAGGTGTAGCTAGAAGTGCTATAGCTTTGCTTGGTGGACCTGCTGGCATTGGTATGCTGATTGCACAGTTAGCTGTAGCTGGCGGTGCTTATTATCTTATGACTAAACAAACTCAGGATGCTACGGATGCTTTAGAAGAGCAAGGGTTATCAGTGGATGAATTGCGAGAGAAGTATAAAAAACTTACCGCGTCACAACTTGCAATAAGAGGTATTCAAGCTAATGATGAAATTGAAAAGCAAACAAAAGAACTAAAAAGCCTTTTTACTGCCCTTGAACAATTTGAACATGATTTAAAAGTTCAGGGTGATGTTAATCAGCTTACAGCTATCCAGAACTATTTGAACAGTTTAAAAGAGGGTGGAGACAAGGCAAAAAATGCATTTGCCCAGTTACAAAGTCAGGGGCTAGTAAGCGAAAGCACACTCAAGTTTGTTGCTGAATTAGACTCAAAAATTAATGATGCCAACAACTCCATTAATCATCAAAAGGAAATTCAGGCATTAGTTAAAAATGTTACCGATGAAACAACTAAGGCCCAGCAAGCACAAGCTAAAGCTTTAAATATTTCGACGGAGGCATATAAGAATTTAACTAAAGCTCAACGTGATTATATTACCCAATCGAAGCTAGACGCATCTCGTGATAATTACATGAAGGCCTTAGTAGATAAAGGGTTTACAGTTGATAAAGCAAACGCTTTTGCAGAAGCACAAGCAAGCACAAATGGAAAAGATGCCTATAAAGTCCCACTAACTGATTTAGTGCGCAGGGCTACTGAAGATAGTTTTAAACGCAAAAATTATACTTTTAGCCCAGAAGAAAAGCAGGCAATAGCAAAAGTTCAGAGCATTGCTAGTGCAAATAACTTTTCAAAAATTGAAAGCTTACATGGCTTGCCGGCTGGAACTCTAGCTGCTCTTATTCTAAAAGAATCTACAGGCAATCCTAATGCAATTAGTCCGACAGGGGCTACAGGATTACTTCAGACGACAAGTATTTTTAGAAAGGAATATCAACTAACTGCAAAAAGTACTTTGGAAGAAATTGCAACAGCAGCAGCTAAGGATTTAGCAAAAAACCGTGATAAGTTAGGCGGACTGAATAAAGCAATCATTGCATACAATGCAGGGCCTACTGGCACGGAAAATTATTTTGACGGAAATATTGGTACTGGAAAAGGTCAAATGTCTCCGAAAAAAGCTAAGGAAGTGGCAGGGTATTTACCAGCATATCAAAAGTGGTTTGCTGGTGTTTCTGGAAAGTCAACTGTAGATAATTCAATTTTAATGCCAACTGAGGCAGATCAACTTGAAGCAATTAACAAAGCTGCTGAAGCTCAGAAAGCTATTGATGATATGCAGAAAGAAGTTAATTCAAATTATCTCACTATCCCGCAAAAGTTAGCCCAGGAACATAAGGATCGTACTGAAAAAGCAATAATAGCCTTTGGTGGGACTGATAAGCTAAAAGAGGTATTAGCTCAAGAGAATGCATTATATGCTGCTCAAATTGCAAAACTTGAGTCTGATAAAAAGGAAGAGTACAACCAGTACTTTGCTTTTGAAACTGATCGAATCAAGCAGATTGAACAAAACTTTGATCGACAAAAAGAGTTAATCGACTCTAATGCCGAGTATGAGTACGGGAAATCGAAAAAAGCTTTAGAGATTAAAGCTGCTCTTGAGCGTCAAAAACAAGTTGAAATTGCTGCCGTAAAACGCGAAGAAGATGCACAAATTCAGTCGGCGTTTGAGGGTTATCTAAATCAGACTGAAATTGTTGTGAAGCGTTACCAACGTGAACGTGAAGAAATACTTCAAACTTATAGTTTAAGTAAACGTGTTCGCGAAGAGATGGCAAAATCTAAGGATTATGCAATTTTTGAAACTTTAAACCAAGCTTCTGACAGCGTCTTTCAAGTTGGTCAGAACTCTGCTCAATCTCTATTTAATAGACTTAATCCTGAAGAGTTTTCAAAGTTTAATTTGCAAAATCAATATTCTTCAGATTATGGTGGTTTAAAACAGGCATATGATGATCAGGTATCTGGGATAAATGCAAAAGCCGACAACAGTATTTTTCTGGAATCTGAAGTAACTAGAAAACAAGAGCTTCTAAATGCACATGAGCAGTATTTGCAATCGAAAGCCGCACTTGATGCAGAATACGCACAAAAAGAACGTGATTTGGATCAACAGAATTTTGAAACCAAGATGCAAGTTTATTCGCAAATTGCTGGAATGACTGGGCAGGTCTTTTCAGACATGACCGCACTATTAGAGCAAAGTGTTGGGAAGTCAAATGCACTTTACAAAACTATGTTCTTTGCCTCTAAGGCTGCTTCAATAGCTCAAGCAATTGTTAACACGGAAGAGGGGGCTACAAAAGCACTGGCAGCACAAGGTGGCGCTTATGGAAGTGTATTGGCTGGAGTTGTTAGGGCAACAGGTTATGCTTCAGTTGGTATCATGGCAGCTCAAACAATCCAAGGTATGGCTCATAACGGTATAGATAATATCCCGCGTGAAGGTACATGGCTTTTAGATGGTGGTGAACGTGTTTTAAATCCGCAACAGAACAAAGATTTGACGAATTATTTAAATAATCGTCAAAACGGGCCTAGTGAGGGCAATGTGCAAATCAGTCAACAGATTACGTTTGCTGATGGATCCGCAAGTGTCAATACACAAGGGCAAAAGCAAATTGCTGAATCTCTAAATAATGCAATGAACGATTGGGCTAGACGAGAAAGCCGTCAAGGTGGGGTCTTGTTTAATCTTGTGAGACGTTAATTACCCAAGTTTAACCACTTAAAACCAAATAAACCCACTCTCCTGAGTGGGTTTTTTAATGGGAGTACAAAAGTGAAAAAGTACATTATGACTTTTCTGCTTGCTTTAATGATTGCTGTAGTTTTCTACATAAGTGCAAATTTAATTGATTTTAATCTAATTGAATATGCAACGGGTTTCGTCTTTGGATTGTCATTCACCCTCATTTTTAAAAAACAATCTAAGAGTTCTAAAGCAGCAGAG